AAAAAAAAAAGACCCGTATGCTGTTCTTATGGTAAGCAGTACGGGTACATTTCCGCCTAAGGTAGAAGCGTTTCTTTAAATTATCGGACAAGTGCCATTAGCACATAGTATTTCCGATAATAGCATATTAACTTTTGAATATGGGTTTTGTATAGGGTTTTCTAATCCTTCTCGTATTACACTCATGTATGAGCCTGGATTAGATGGTGTTGAAACGAAGTCCCAACATAGTAGTTCAAAATCATCTTGTACCTCTAGTGTACCTTCAGCCATTTGTTTTAGTGAACCTAAACCACGTGATGATACACCTACTTGAACATTGTTGTCTACTAGCGCTTTTAATATATTACCAGATACAGTTGGTAGTATCTCTAACCTACCCATTACTTTATCGCCATCCCACCATATTTCACGTATGATATGCGATACATTTTTAAGGTTAATGATTGTAGAGTCAGGATGGTCTAATTCTCCGGTTGCTCTGTTTTCTTTAACTATTTGATTGTATTTGTTGATTTCTCGTTCCCACAATTCTTTTGGGTAGTATCTGCCGTTCCCGTTTTTTACTTCAGCAGTAGCAAGTATTCCTTCAACCAATGGATTACCGGAAGGTGCTTTTAAACCTTCAGTTAAACTTATGGGTGTTACCGAAAACGGGATAGTTTCAATTAATACTTGTTTCATATTATTTCTTTTTATCTAAATCGCCATAACCACTTGATTTATATTTGCCTTTTGGTTCTTTAGGTATTCCTGCTCCTGGTGTTTCAGAAGTATAACCTATACCTTTGACACCAAATGATGCTTTAGTATGGTAAAAATTAATATCCTTAACCATATTCTTCAATACGATTTGTTTCAATTCATCTACGGTTTTGTTTTTGTTTTTAGGGTCTTTCATTTCTGTATAGTACCCCATTAGAAATGATTGACCGTAAACGTTATCGATATTCTTTTTATCTTTGTTATCAAATTGATTTGCTAAATCTTTAGCTACATCAGCATCAATTTTTTCAAATGTGTTTTGGTCACCATATTCTTTAGTATCTTTAACACCTATTGCTTCATCAATTTTTTCATTGAATATTTTAAACCAGTTTGGTTGTACAGTAGATTGAGTAACAACACCACCAATGGCTTCGCTTAATAAGCTTTTGCTTTTTAATATAGCAACAGCAGCATTAAAGTCATTACCATGAGCAATATATTCAGGGAATGTATTTCGTGCTACTTTAAGGAAATGGTCTTTATTACCTTTACCTTCTTTTATCAGTTGATATTCTTGTTGTAATGTTTTCATTTTATTATAAATATTAGGTATAAAAAATTGCTGGTCCACCAGTAAATGAGGCACTTGTTACAAACAAAGGAACTGTTGTTCCTGCTGGAAAACTAAGTGAGCCTAGATCATTTCCATTAGCATCTATTAATGCTGAAAATGTAATTGCAGCATCTGCTACTGTGAATCCAGCGTATGAGCCAGTAATACTAGCTGTGGCTTTAGTTGCTGTTGGGTTTGCGGGTATATTTGCCATTTTATTATTCGTTAAATAGTTCTATTAAATCGTTTACGTAATCGTTTGCTAAATCAGTTCCATACAATACATTAAAAGAGTCTGGATTAGCTCTATAGTAATCCATTGTTTTATGTTTTGCTTGTTGCATCAATGGAAGTAGTTCGTTTAGTTTTCTTTCTAGTTCATCAAAACCTAAAATACGGCTTGCGATGAATTTTTTTTTGTCTGGGTCTGTAATATTTAATCCTTGTAAATATTCTTCAACATTGGTATTTGCTTCGTTTAAAGATTCAGCTGCTAATCCTTTAGCTGCTTTTTCAGCACCTGCTTTATCAACTAACTTATATTTAAAGTTTTTAACATAAACATTATTTTTTACACCTTCAGGACCAGCTGATGGGCCCGGACCTAATGTTGCTCCAGGACCTTCTTCTACTTTTTTAAATCCAGCTTGTGTATAAGCACCATATGTTGATTTTCTAGGAGATGGACCTGTATGGTTTTCACCTTCACCACCTGATATAAATCCTGAATTAGATGCTATTGTATTTTCTTCATTAAGCGATTTTGATAAATCCTCAGCAACACTTTTGAAATTTCTATATTCATCAGGATAATTTTTCCTTAAATGAGTACGGAAATCGTTAAAGCTATCCATTACTCTTTTAGAAATATCTCTAAATTTAGGGTCATCTTTTTTATCGTCTGTTAATTTTTTAAGATAATCTCGTAATTGAGCAAATTTCTTAAAGGTAGTATCCATTTCAGGAACAGTTGATATATCCCATGTTATAGCACCGGATTCAGGATCAATAGATGTAACAGTAGATTTTTTACCGTTTTGAACATCTGTATCGCCTACTTCAATTTCCTTTAATTTATACTTTAGATTACCCATTCGCTTGTGTAAGTTCTTCTAATAATGCATAGTATTGTAGTAAGTTAACTAAATCATCATTACCTACTGGGGCTGTTTTGCTTAAAGGTGATAATATGTTATTAACTTCTTCCAATTTGATTTTTACAACTTTATCAGTGACTTTTTTAGCCATTCTAGTTAATTCACTTTTAATTTCCTGGATTTTGTCATTGTAAAATGATTTTAACTTAGGAGTTGAGTCAACCGAATTAATAAATTCTTTTAGTACTTGTTTTTGATTATCATTTAATGATGCGTATTTACCATTGAATTTTTCTAACAATACTTTGTATGTTAAAATACGTAAATCTTTATCATATGTTTGAAATTCAGTCATTAAATCATCTTCTACTTTTTGTTTATCAATAGCACGTGTTGTTAAACTTTCTAAAATAGAAATTTTATTTTCAATGATTTGATCGGGATTTGATAGATTTTCACTATTGTAAATCTCAACTAGAGTATATAAAGCAGCATGAACTTTATAACTTGGTAATTTTGTTTTAAAGAATTCATCTAAATTGTAATATTTAGCGATTTCATTAATAAGATTATATTTTTGTCTCTTTAAAGTACCTCTATTAAGGTTTTTCGAAGATTCAATAACGGATGTAATTACAACTTCTGCTTTACCTTCGGTTAAATTTTTGTGCTTAGCTAGAGTTTCATACAATTTGTATTCTCTACCTAATTCGGTTTTGACAAAGTATTTCTTTAAAATACCGGTAGCCTTTGAATCTTTACCCGATAGGGTATCGGAGGTAATTTGTCTTACCAACAATTCAAAGAGAATTCCTGTATTTTTATACTTGGAATGTTTTATATTCATTCTAAAGGTTTTGTTATAAATATATAAAAATTATTACTCTCTTATCTGTTTTTCATCTAATAGCGATTCTTCTGATTTAGATGCTTCAGGTGTTACTCTTTTGCTTAAACCTTCAATTAAAGATTTATTTTTTAAATACACTTGTTTAGCCTCTAATGCTAATGGTGAACCACCTTTATAATTAGGACGGATGGAATCTGATTCATTATCGTCATTTTTCATACCTTTAGCTCCTAATCTATCTTTACCGAAATTATCTTGTTGAGTGTTTCGATTAGTTGATTTTTCTTCAGGGCGACCTAATTCTAAATCATCACCATATCCTACAGGTACATTTTCTGGGTCACTATGCATTCTACCTTTACCATATAATGAGGCTAAATCATGTGGTGTACCATATGATGTTCCTGTTACTTTAGGATCATTTCCTTCTTCTTGGATTTGATTAAATCTAAATGTACGCTTTTGATCTTCAGCTAATAAATCTCTATACTCATCATACTCATCTTGACTGAAATGGAATATATTATCATAAATCCAATCTGTAGGTAGTAATTTAGCTTCCATAATTTTTTGAGCTAAATCTACTTTTTGAGTTAATAATGCTATTTTCTCTTGATCATATATGATTGATGGTGTAGTTAAATCTAATTCAAAATTAGTTAATTCTTCACCTGTGTATCCTTGAGAATATAAATGTACTAAAGCTATTTTGTACAGTTCTGATAATGTAATACGTTGTATTCTATCAATTGTACGAGCAAAACGAATATCTTCAGCCGCTAATGTAGCTTTACCAGTTAAATCTTTTTCATAACCCATGAATGCTTTAGGCACTTTAAGGGCAGCAAATAATTTATCTCTTAAATATTCAACATCTTGTATACCATCATAAGTTAAACCTGGTGTTGTTTCTATTTTAGTTGATGTATCATTTCCACGGATTGGGATATAAAAATCTTCTAGTAGGTTTTGTTGGTTGTATTTTAAGTTATATTCACCTGTTTGACTATCCATTAATGGAGTACGCTTCATTGTAGAAATTGTTTTCTGCATAAAGTTTTCTACTTCATTTGGAGGAATTGAACCAACGTTAATATAAAATATACGTCTGTCTGGGCTACGTGAAATTCTATGTATTAACATAGCATCTTCCATCAACACATATTGTTTAAAAATACGACGTCCTGGTTCTAGGTATGAACGACCGTAAGGTAAATAATTTACATCCGTCAATAATCTAAAGTGGGCCATTTCATAGTTGTCAAAATAGACACCATTTTCTTTATCTCTATCAAATGTATTTGGCATTCCATAATATCCAGAACCACCAGCATAAATACCTTCTGGTGAGTATCTAAATCTTACAGCATTCGGGTGTTCAAGATCATAGTTTTCTTGTCTTTCAATATGATATGCTGTATAAGGTATAACATTATATACACCATATTTTTCAGCAATCTCCATTTTAAGGAAAAAATCACCATATTTACACATTTGACGAATCCAAGACCATAAATTAAATTCAATGTTTAATACATCATAAAATAAGTTATAGAGGATTTGTTGCACATCTGCATTTGAACTTTTAATATGTAATACTTCACCTAAATCGTTCTTTAATGTACTTTCATCCGCTATAATATCAAGTGCCGAAGCTACAATAGCATCATAATCCATGTTATCATAGTCTGAATAGACCATGGTACGCATGTATTGCCAGTTTAGATTAATCTGGGAGCCTAATAGTGAAGTTGATGCTGGTGAATAAAGACGATTGTATCTATCCATTAATGAATTTGTTGCAATATCACCGGATTGTTGAATTGAATCAACATCCATTACTTTTAATTCATTGCCACCCTGATTTCTGATTATAACATCAGAGGAAAATAATCGTTGTAATCGAGTGAATAATTTAGTATCTGCCATTTAATTTATTTTATTTTATTTTTTGTAATCCAAATCCTTTAGGGTATGTTCCTAAAACATAACCATCTGCGTCTAAATTTATTTTAGCGTATTGGATCCATATTTTATCTTTTTGTCCTTCTTTTCCTAGTTTATCAGCTCCTTCAATAAACAACTGTGTAGGTTGATATTTTTCTATAAATTCATTTATTGCTTGAACAACAGTTGAAATAATTTTAAAAAAATGTTTCGTTTCGGTTTTAAAAGCTTCTCCACTAAATCCATTTATTGCAAATTCAACTTCAAATGAATTAGAATCTTCTTTAAATCTATGAAATCTAACATTAATGTTATTTTTTTGATCATCCTTAAAATCAGTATAAATCATATTTCCTTTTTCACTAAATAAAAAATCTTTTTCATATGGTTGAACAAGCTGTCCTATTTCTAGAAGTTTTTGTTCATCCTCATTTAAATTTTGTTTATAGTTTATATATGATTGAGCCATTTTTTGTTTTATATAAATATTATAAAATTATCCTAACAACCATTTAATATCTTCCATTCCTTTATCTGTTTGAATTGAATATGGATTTTGAATGCCGTTTGGACTATAAGCACCAATATACGTACTTTTACTCATACTACCAAGGGCAGCTCTAGTCATATCGTGAGACTGTTGTTGGAATTTTAATGATGTATCTCTTAAATACATCCCTACACCAAAACTCATTACTAAGTCATCATTATAACCAGATTGTGCTTCAGGACGTCCATTTTTCCAAATAAATACCTTCATTTCCTCTAGTAAACGTTTTGAACGAATTGTTACTGATCTATCACCAACATATTCTCTAAATTTATTTACTACTAGTGGTCTTGTTCTTAAAGACATTGTAAACCCTGGTGTCATTTCAGATCCTCCATCAAATACTTTTAGGTATGATTCGGAGGTCATATGATCGGATTTAGGTGAGTGGTATAAATTACGATATCCTCGTTCAATAATAGCATCTAATGTTGCCCAACCAATTGAAGCATTTTCTACTACTAACATAGCATTATTATATTCAGAACCTAAACCAACTAAAAAATATCCAAATTCTTTAGGTGATAATTGTCCTTTATATTCAGCAACTTGTGTATTTGTTGCAATATCCATTACGTGACATGCTGATGAATCTTTACCATCACCACGAGCAACGTCTGCTAAAATCATATATTCTCTAGAATAATCGGCTGGTTCCCAAACCCATAAATTTTGGTCTGCCCCTCTACGTTCTAGAGGATCTTGAATAGTTGTTTCTTTAATAAAATCAAGCCATTCAGAATAAAATACGATATCCCCTGAGGTGCTAAAATCGCAATCACATTCTTGAGCTGCCATTCTGGGATCACCTAGTAGTTCATCTTGTCGTTTTCTCCAAGTTTCATCTCTTTCGGGATGTACATACCAAGGTAATTTAATAGGCAGGAAATCATTATCTCCACTTTCAGCAGCAACCCAAGTTTTATGAAACCAATTTCCAGTACCATAAGGTGTTGATAATACTATTGCACCACCACCCGTTGCTAGGGTTTGTTGAGCTGAAGCCCATATTTCACCAATTTGATCAATAAATGCGGCCTCATCTATTAACAATAGAGAAACGGCTTCCGATCTACCAGCATCACTACTTGCAGATGTTGCTTTAATTTGAGATCCGTTATTTAATCTTAATGTTAATTTGTTATGTTCGTCTGCTGGTATTTTAAGCCAAGAAGGTAAGTTATCAAACATGAATTTAACTTTCGTTACCATGTTTTTAGCTGTTTCTTGCTTAGTTGCTATACAAAGTATATTTTTATCTTTATGAAATAACATTAACCATAAAGAGTATCCTCCGGCTAATGTTGATATACCTAACTGTCTAGATTTTAGGATAATAGAATAAGGATTATCTCTCCATAAATGTAATGTTTTTTCTTGAAATGGATATAAATTAAATATAACTCGTCCACGTTGTGGATGTTGAATATTACAGTATTTTTTCATAAAATGTGCTGGATCTTGAGCACATTTAAGATATTCCTGTCGTATTATAGATTTTAAATCTTCTGCCATTATTTTCCTAATTTCCAATACATTTTAACCGATATTACTGGTTGTAGGTTTTGGTTAATACCTCCTCCAAAACCATATATTTTATAATTTTTTGTTTTGTATAATAATTCCCCACCAACATAATTTAATTGGGTACTATTTCCAACACCTCCTAAACCAACATAAACTTCTCTTTTATTAATATAAATTTTTTCAGTAACTGTAGTTTTAGGATATCTTAAAGTATATTTAATCTGTCTACCAGTAATCATATTCTGGGTGACTGTATCTAGTATAGTTAATTTAAAACTATCAAAATCTTGTACATCATTATAATAATACTTAGCATAATAATCCGTTAAAATAGCTAATGTATCAACATCTATTAAAAATGAATCGGTTTCAAATATAGTGTCAATACGTGTTCTCCATCTTGGAACATATTTAGGAATAGTATTTTCTACAGTAATATATTCTGTTTCTGTATGGGTAATTACTTTTGGTTTAGGTGTTTCACTACCACAAGATTTTATAATAAGAGCAATAACCAGTATTACAAGTAATACACTTTGTATATTATTAAAAACCTTTTTTAGGAAATTCATATAATTAATCCTCGTCGTCCTCTTCATCACCATCCATAAAAGAATCAATCATTGCTTCTAATTCTTTTTTAAGTTTGGTTAATCCTTTTAACTGTTCAACATATTTTTGTTTTTCTGAACCTTCAGCACTTTTGTATTTGTTAACAACAGATTTCATCTGTTTTGTTACCTCAACATATTTTGATTTTAGTTTAGCAATTGAAGCATTTGCTTTTATATCTGATGAAGATGGTTCAGCATCATCCATACTATCTTCTTTTAATTCTATATCAACACCCTGTGATGTAAGTTTTTTAATATCAGCTGGGGTTGTAGTTTTAGGTAATACTACTGTACCACGAGTTTTATCAGTATCTATTTCTGTTAACTCAGATACAATCATTTCTTTGATATAAGATTTTAATTCAGATTTTTTCATTATGTAGATTTTGTTATAAATATTACAAAGAAAGTGCCTGTTTCACAAGTGCAATACGCTCTTCCGTAGTTCCTTTGATATGTATTAAATTTTTAATTCTACTACGTTGCTTATGAAGTAATTCATTAATAGTTATATCAATAAGATTTCTATATTCCGAATTAGTTTCACGAACACCATTATCTTCTATATCAACACCTTCAGGTGAAACATAAAATATATAATCATATTCAGTTAACAAATAAGCAGCAGATGTACAAAAATCATCAGCCTCAAAATAATACATTGTATTAGAACATTTAGCAAAAGCCATAACATCAATAACAGTGCGATCTGTAATAATATTTTCACACATTAATTCACTTGCACGTTCAGCCAAAAATACAATTTGACCTTTTAATGTAGAATCAGTATTTAATGGAATACCCATAGCCATTAATTCTTTAGAACGTTCCGTTCTAAACATATAATCCTTAAATTCCGGTAGCTCTTTAAGAGCGTTAACAAGTGTAGTTTTACCTACACTCATTGTTCCACATAATCCTATTTTCATATTAATTTCTATTTTGTCCGGCTTGACCTTTAGCTGTTTTATACCAAGGTAATCCTTCACGTTCTCTCATTAATTCAGCATAAACATCAGCTGAGTATTCTATTCCATTTAAATAATATGCTTTAGTAAATTCACTATCCTTATTATGAGGTATAATTGCAGGACCATCCCATTTATGATGTTTCCATACTTGTGAATTAGATTCTTTTATCAAATGGTGCTTTGCTCCCCTTGAATTTATTGTTTTGAATTCGTATTTTTTATCGTCCATAATTTTTATTTACCAAGTTATATTATCTCCATTTATATTATCCCACATATCAATATATT